CGGATGTAGGCGTGGGCGATCGCCGCCGCCTCTGGCTGATCAGATGCGCGAGAGACTAAGTGTCCATCCCCCATACCCCCTATGTCTTTTGTGCCTACATCATCATCGTCAGCGCGTACCTGCAATGGCGTAGCAATGTGTATCTCTTCATATGTGGGCAACGGCTCATCGCCATCCCACAGCACCTGATACCGATTGCTGTGCCATCCGCTGGCTGTCTCTTGATAGTCCTTCGGCGATAGCTGGCGCACATACTTGCGGCGCTTCAGTATCTTCATTGCGTTATGCACCGTCACACGCTCCGCATAGCCTGTTATGTCACACATAGTTTGCATCGCAGGCCAACACACGCCAGCGCGGTTAGCGAAGATGCAGAGCGCACCAAGCACCCGCAGTTCGCGTTCCTTTAATTCACGATCACCGACTGCCCGTGCGGGTAGCACTGACCACTTACGACTAAAAGGGGATTTCATCATTCAGATCCTTTGCTGTTTGTGTCTTGATGCTTTCGACCGCCGCGCCGGGGAACATTGCCTTTGCTGTTTCGGTCAACACGCCAGCCTTTGTCTTTTGCCATTCATCTATAATCGTGGCTATCTCGCCAATGCTGTACACTGACATGTCACGATGATCAGCGGCCACCTTGCCAGCCTCATACTCATCGCGTGTCACCGCCAGCACCTTGCCGCTTGGCATCGGCGCTTCCCAGTATTCGCCTGTCAGCGGCTTATGCCCAGCCGCTATGGCCGCATTCACCAGCGCCTCAACGCCTCTCAATGTGACTGCCGCCTGATGCTCAATGTCTTGCATATTATCGATAGCCTGATTGAGCCGATCCATCTGTTCTTCAAACCGCCCTCGCAGTGCCTCATCCACTAGCCAAGGCAAACGATCCACGCCCCATTCGGCTTCGACTGCCCTGACCTTTCTGTCATACTCAAACAGCGCATCCTGCTGACGGCGCATCGCACCCTCACTAGGCGCATAGTATTGTTTGCTTGGTTTCCTAACTCTTGCCATTACCTATCACCTACATGCCGGGACTATGAGAAGAGATCCCCCTATAGTGGGGATCTCATCTCCGTCATATCCGGTCACCTGTCCGGTTAGTATGAGATTGGTATGAGATTTACCATTTCTCATCTCACATTCTCGCCTAACTCATTGTTAATCCACACTTTGCCGCCGTCATTGACGACAACACCCTTCAATTGCAGTGCCGCGCGGTCATCTGAGCGCTTTCTTGACGTTAGATCCGGGCATTTTTGCTTGTGCAATTCTTGCCACCGATCCATCGCCATCTGCGTCACTGCCATATCAATCAGCCCGTTTTGTAGCGCCTGTAGCGCCAGCAACTGACCCGGCGTCAGCTTTGCACCGCGTTTCTTTTCTGCCGCCTCAACGGGCAATAGAACCGCACTGCTGTCGTCAATCAATGCGACTGGCGTCAACTCATACTGGCTATCAGCGATTGGCTCCGCGTCTTTTTGCTTTTCCATTTTCAGTGTGACCCGGCCCTCACTGCTCGACAGGGCCAACACAGTGTCGCTCAGACCCAATAGACTGCTTGACCCCCTCATGCCTCTGGCGGCGTCCTTACCACTGTGATGAACCGCTAGGACGGCACAGTCGGCGTGTCGCTGTATGACGCCGCACATCTCACCAAACTGGCCCATAGCCGTTGCGTCATTCTCATCTGACCCAGTCGCCGCCAGTGTCCGGGCCACTGTGTCAATAACAATCAAGCTGAAATCCTGTTTGAAATTGTCGATTGTGCGTAACAGCTTTTCCAGATCCGGCGGGTCTAACAACTTGACCGCCATTGGTAGCACATAGAATGGCGTGGTGCCGTGTGTGTCGTTGTGTGACTGCCACGCCTTGATCCGCTTGCCAAGGCCACCAACGCCCTCTGCCGCGATGTAAAGCACGGCACCCTGCCTTGTGGCCCGGCTGTGCCACTGCCGCCCGTATGTTATCGACAACGCCCAGTCGATTGACAGGAATGACTTACCAATGCCCGGCGCACCATACAGCACAGAGAAACCGTGCTTGGTCACGATGCCGTCAACCAGCCATTCGATTGGTGGCATGTTGCGTAGGTAGTCTATGTCGTAGGTTTCAAACACGTCCGGCTTGTCAACTGGCTCCGCCTTGTCCGGCTCTTGCTCAATGGCTGGTGTCTCTTTAACTAGCGCCATCAATTCGCTGGGGCTGTGATCATTAAGCCAGTCGAACACGTCTTGCTTGTCAGTCAGCCCCGGCAGGCTGACGCGCTTGATGCGCTTCACCACCGGGTAAAGCTGACTGACCACCACATCAGCGTGTGCCTGCCCAGCCTCATCGGCGTCAGGTATGACTATGACATTGCGATCAGCGAAATACTGATTGATGTCTGGCTTCCAGTTCTTTGCGCCGCCGTGATTGGTTGTCGCCACCACGCCCAACTGGTTTAGCCTGTCGGCGCATTTCTCACCCTCGACAACAAACACTGGCGCGTCTGGGTTCTGTATCATGCCAACTAGGTTGTATGGCACGGCTGTGACGCCATCCATATTGTACAGCCAGCCACCCTTGCCATCAGGGCGGCGCTGTCTGAACGACTTGGGTTCAAAGCGTTGCACTTGGAACAGCAAATCACCGTCAGGCCCGTAATAGCTGTATTCACGGGCCAAATACTTTGCCGGGGTCAGCGTTGGCTGTACCCGCTTGGCTATACCAAATTTCTTTTCCAATACGTCCGGGATATTGCCATTGATACTGGCTGGCTCAAACATCCGCACCAGATCGACAACGCCGCCACCCACGCCGTTTTCGTGATCAAACCAAGTGCCGCGCTTGCTCACACTAAATGAGCCGTGTGTCCCCCAGCGCAACTCATTCCCTTTTGACAGTTTGGCATTCGGCTCACCCAAATAGTGCCGTGCAACCTGTTCTATGTATGCCGCTATATTCGTCATATCACACAATCCCCCCCGTCCTTTTGGCAAAAGTAACCCTCTTCATCAAACACCCAATCGGATTGCCTTTGCACAAAATCAACAAACTCTATCAGGTTCCTGTCTTTGCGAAATGTTGAGCCTGTTTGTTGTTCCATCCTAATCCACCATTCAGCGCGATCAGGATATTGCTTCGCCATTGACGCCAATATTGCTTCGCTCTTTAGAAAACAAAAATCGCAATTACCAAGCGGCGTTTTCCCGGCCACGTTATCTAGCCGCAAATCGAAATTTTGCTTTTTCCAAAACTGCGATATTTCTCTTTTTGTGACGCCATCATCTAACAATGGGTACCAGTATGACCAACGGTCTTTACTATCTGTTTTGGCGCGGCGTTGTTCATCAGCGCGTATGCCTACTGCCGCCGACCAATGCTTCCAGCCCAAATCATTTACCAAATACCTCTTCATTGGGCGTATCTTCAAATCCGTTGTGCAAAAGCGCGTCACAATGTTTGGCAGATATTTTTTTGCTTTCAACAAAACCTCAAATGGTTCACCGTTTTTGCTTGCGTTTTTATAACCTGTAACGCGGTATGATGCCCTATTGTCTTTGCGGTCATACTCTATCCACACAATGTTGACGCCCCATTTTTCTGAACACTCATGCACAAAATCTAGCGTCTGTGGCATTTCACGCCCGGTGTTTGCAAACATAACTTGGCACCGCTCTGGCAGATCACCATTTGCTTGCAATATGTGATACAGCATATATGCAGACGTTCTCCCCCCAGAGAAACTAATCTGCACGTTGCCGTCTGGTAATTTATAAAAATTCATCGTACTACCTCACCCCCTTTCACCCGAAAGACGCGCCCGGCGGGGAAGGGAGGAAACCCCGCCGGGCGCTACCGCACTAGAACAGGTCTGCGCCTGCGCTTGCGGGTGTGACAGGCGGCGCTGACACTGCCTGTGCGGGTTCTGCTGGCGCTGACGCGCCTTGGTTCATACCCTCTGGCCGCTCAATCCAGCCAGAGATTGACCACTTGGGTGACCGAAACGTCTGTGTGCCTTGCGCCTTAGTTTCGATCTGGATGCGGTCACTACCAGTGATCTCCACGACTGGCAGTTTGCCGGGGTTGTCAGCCTTCCCGGCGAGGAACGCATCATGCAGGTCATTCATCTGATTGCGTACAATCTTTGACGATGATGACATTTCACGCAGGCCGATCTCTTTATTGTAGAGGCGGATGCGGAAACCCTCTTTGTGGTCAGGCGATGGCTGTTGTGGCATTGGCTCACCGACTTGAACCAAACGAAAGTCTGGCCCGTTGGCGGTAAATGCAATGAAGCCAACCTCAATCGTGTCCAAATCCATCACCACTTTTATTGGCATGTCCATTTCAGTTTCGCTCTTTTCCCAAGTGCCATCAGGCGCTTGGTGCCGATCTTGCCGGACGAATGAGCCGTCCTTGGCGCTGTATTTAACAATCGGCAGGAAATCCCCACCACCCGAATTAGAACTTTCTGTGAAACCTAAAGCCATTGATTTTCTCCATTCAACTTTAGAACTACCGCAAAACGGTTGCGGCACCGACTGGGAAATAGGCACACACGTCTGCGTCTTGGGCATCGCCCCGGTCAGACCTGCCGCCCTTTCCCAATTCATAATCGCCGGCAAAATCAAACCTGACGATATTATCTGTGTAAACATTTAATAGATAGCTTGGCAGGCCAGTGTGTTGCGTCAGCAGTCTCGCTTGCAACACTTTTGACAGGCTCACCATAGCCGTTGGGTATTTGAACATGTGGCATGTGCGGTGCTTGACCTCAACAAACGCCTTTGGCTTATCGCCCTTCAACACAAGAAAGTCCAGCCGATATTGCAATGGCAGTTTGTAAAAGTCATAGCCGTGCGCGGCGAATGCTTCAGCCAGCGCGTGTTCTTTGACGCGGTCAGCGTCTGTCTCATACATCTTACGCATCAGCCAAATGTTCCCGCACAATCATCATCGCCGTCATCGTGTCGCACTCAACAGCGTAGCGCCAGTCGTACTGCTCTGTCAGATCCCCGGCTGGCACAAAGTCAGACATGCCAACGATAGCCGCAACCGGGAAACGCCAGCGGATCGGCAATCGGTCATATTTGTAGACCAGCAATGGTAGCCTGTTTGTTGCCAACGCACTGTCGCACGTTTGTGACCACCACTGAGGGTTTATGCCGTAGCCGGCGCGGCGGCGCTTCGCCTCAATGCTGAATGGAAAGTCAGGCATATCGACACAGATCAGATCGCCGTGTTCTGCCTCTCTATATTGCTCTATGTCGCGCTTAAAGGTCAGGCCCAGTTCATCCAACAGGATCTTCGCCAAGTCCCGCTCAAAATTCGCGCCCTTGTTGCGCCCATTAACCATCGCGCCTGATCCCGCGCAATGCACCAGCCGCGTCAAACGCTGGCTTTTCTGCCAGCATCTTGTCCAGCGCTTGGTCTAAAATATCATCGGCCAATGCGGCCATTGAGCGGTGCGCTGACACGTCAAGCGCGGCCCGTAATTTGTCCATTGTGGTATTTCGCAGTCTGAAATGCGCCTGTGTCGTGGGTGCCATATCAACTTTCTTTCGTTTGTTTTCAATCACTTGTCATTTTTTGTGCAAAAACATACACAGCCACCCTTGTACCACACTGGTAGATGGTGTATATAATCATTATTGACACCAAACAGGGAGACTAAAATGACACTGTTAGACAAAATTGAAATCTGGAGACAGGACAATTTGCCGGCAGGCTCAGAGGCGTCGAGTGATCTGTGCAATCTTATTATGGATTTGCACGACGATATGCCAGACCCATCAGATAATGAGGTTGCAGGGTATTGGCTTCTGGGTTTGGTGTGGGACAAGTCATCGCTTGTCGAGCATCGCGACGCAATTAGATCATTTGTAGACGCGGTGGCCTAACGGCCCCGCCCCAACCAAGGGAGATTGATATGACCAAATACGTTGCTTACTATCGTGTGTCCACAAAGCGCCAAGGCCAATCCGGCCTTGGCCTCGAAGCCCAGCAGGCGCTGGTGTCTGACTTTGCCAAAGATAATCCTATCATTGCTGAGTTCATTGAGGTTGAGAGTGGCCGCAATGACACGCGCCCGGTGATGGCTGAAGCGCTGGCCTACGCCAAGCAGTCTGACGCCATCCTAGTTGTTGCCAAGCAAGACCGCTTGGCCCGTAAAGTTTTATTCATCGCCCAGCTTATTGAAAGTGGTGTGCCGTTTGTCATTGCCGACAACCCACACGCCGACAAGTTCCGCCTGCACATTGAGGCGTGTATCAATGAGGATGAGGCTGAGAAGATCAGCAAGCGCACCAAGGACGCCCTCGCCGCCGCCAAGGCGCGTGGCGTCAAGCTTGGCTGTCCAAACCCACGCGCTGGCGGTCTGGCATCAGGTGCCGCCCGGCGCGAAAAGACACAGCGCGTTGCCGCCAAGGCAATGCCAATCATTACTGCCCTGCGTGACGCTGGTGCGTCACTCCGGGCCGTAGCCAGCAAGCTTAATGAGGCTGGCATACCATCTGCTATGGGTGGTGCGTGGCACGCAACCAGCGTGCGTAATTTGATAACTGCAATGGGGAATTGATATGAATAAAAAACGCCGTGACGCAATCGTTCATGCAAATTCTTTGGTGGCTCAAGCTTGGGCCATCATTGAAGAGGTGCATGAAGGTGAGGAAGAGGCATACGAAAATATGCCTGACAATTTAAAATATTCCAGCAAGGGTGAGATTGCTGGTGAGGCTGTCATCAATCTTGAAAACGCATTGAGCGCCATTGAGGATGTTGACGCATATCTTAGTGAAATTTCTGCACAGTAAAGGGAGACTAAAAATGGTCAAAGAATTTTTCGGGTTTATGTTTTTAATGACTGTGGCGATTGCTGGCCTGACTAATATCGTCACAGATGAATGGAACGTGTGGGCCTTGATGGTCAAACTAGGGGGGACAAACTAATGGTTGGAAAACTTACACCAGATTGGATGCTGTCGGCATCACGCATACCAGTGTTGCTGAACGCATCACCGTACCAGACGCAGAATGATCTGCTGGCTGAGATGATCCGCATTGATGAGGGCGGTGAGCCAACGCGCATACCGCCCAATGAAAATATGGCGTGGGGTGACATGCTGGAACCCGTTGTGTTGACCGAAGCCGCAAAGCGCCTTGGCCTGACCAATGTTGAATTGGAATTTTCTGAGGCGGTCAAGCACGATCACCTGCCACTGGCCGCGTCACTTGATGGCGTTGGGTGTGGCAAGGGTGACATCATCGCTGACATGAACAAGGGCATCTACACGCCCGGCGCTCACCGCGTTGATATCAGCGGCCTTGGCTGTCTTGAAGCTAAGACGACACAAGCGCCGCCGGAAGATTTGCCCCCGGCCTATCGCGGCCCGTTGCAGTTGCAGGCTCAGATGATGTGTGCCGGGTACAAGTGGGGCGCTGTCTGCGTACTGTACCGGGGCAGTGAATTACGCACCTTCGTTTATCAGGCTGACCCTGCTGTGCAGTCCCGCATCATGCAGGCGGTGCATGACTTTGAACAGCGCCGCAAAAACAAAGACTGGTATGAGCCAGTCAGCGCCGAAGATGCGGCCACCGCATACAGCCGTGTCGATGATGCGGCACCGCCCATCGAACTGGCAAGCGAAGAGGCGCGTGACTGGCTGAACCAGCTAGTCGTAGCCAAGCGCAACAAGGCGGCGGCGGAACAGGACATTGATGAGGCCAGTGCCGCAATCATGCAGATGATGGGGTCACACAAAGAGGCCATCGGCACTGTCGGCAATCAGATGATCAAAGTCACTTGGCCGGAGCGCCGCTTCAAGGCACAGCCTGAGAGGCTTGTCCCGGCCAAGCCCGAAAGTGTCGTGCGTCAAAAAACATTAACGATAAAGGAGTTGAACTAATGCCCCGTCCACGCGATTTAAGCGCCACTGAGCGCGTCTATGATGCGATAGTTTCATACACTGCCAACAATCCCTACCCGCCGTCACAGAGCGAAATAGCGGCAATGGTGGGCCGAAGCCGCACGGCAGTCGTTAAACACCTTGTGCATCTGACTGAGGCTGGACGCATTGAGGTTCCACCCGGACGCCATCGCGGCATCAGGGTGGTCAAATGAGGGTGCCAACAAAAGAGGAAATCAAGCAGGCGTTGCAGATCCCAAAGGCAACGCCGCCGCTTGACAGCCTTGGCCGGACGAACAGGCCAACCACAGCCAAGAATATGACTATAAAAATAAAGGTGAAGGGGCAACGCTAGTTGCCCTTTTTCTTATCCATATTCAGCCCAAGATTTTTCAGAGCGCGTTCACCATACCAGAAACCCAGCGACAACAGGTTCAACTGCCACAGCATTTCCATTGCGTCACTGTCAACATTGCGCGACAGGAACCCATAGATGAATGCCCCGGCCAAAACGTATGTCAGTATAGGCCGAACAGATCCGCGCAAGATCTGTATTGACCAATGCACCTGATCGCCCCGGCCCTCATACGCCACAACAAATTCTCTGAAACTGCCCTCTGCTTTTTGTATCTCAGTTTCCATCTGTTGCCGGGCTTTCTCTTTAGCCGCCGGGTCAGGGATCATATCAAGAGCCTTGCTGATGGCAGGCTGAAGCATAGGTAATAATGCTTGTATCATTTTAGTAACTCCACACGTTGGGCCGGGGGCCACCTTTAAAAGTATCCAAATGCAAGAAACGGCCTGACCCTTTCTGAGCCACGCCAATGCCAGTGAAGCCGTGCTTAAATGCCAGCTTCATCAGGTCATAGCAGTCTGTCCCGGCAACGGCCACGTCAACTGCAATGCCTCTGGTATGCACCCCCGGCGCGGCCTTGCTTGCCTCGACACTATGCTGGGGTGAGCGGTACGCGCTGGTGATTGTCATAGGCTTGCCATACTCATCGCGCAATGCCTGCAATTTCTGCATAAAATTTTCAGACATTTTGCAATCGCCCGTTTCGCTACAGCGCATCTCTGCCTCACTGAAACTAGGGTAGTCTTTCCAATTCATGATCTCATCTCCAAAACGTCAGCAACCATTTTGTCCCAGCTATCCATTTCCGCCCGGCGCGTGAATGCGTCCGGCGACAAACGCCGCGTCTTGAACGACACGCGGTTGACGCACAACCACAATACCAGTCGCTTATCGGGGTTGCAAAGGGCAAGAGCATCGCAGTCGTTCCTGTTCAATAATCGTTTTCCTGATCCACCCTTGCCACAATTGAAATGGTAGGTTGGGTTTTTGTATCCTATACCCTTGCATAGGTTGGCCGTCTTTACCTCAATGCGGATGAACTGATTGCCCTGCCAAGCCAGCAGATCACAGCCGTCTTGGGGGCAGTGCGACACGCTCCAGCCGTTGTCGATCACCGAAGCCGCCGCCACCATTTCGCCCATAAGGCCAGTTGCACATGCTGTCACCTAGTCGCCATCCATAAGATTGCTAACAAAGCC